AAGTGACTCTATTGTAGACGTAGGTAAGCCCCTTAACGGACTCTACATTGTAGTCCAAAGGAAGTTCGAGCCGATCACTAGGATCGATACGCAATATGATCAGAATCTGGAATCGAATATTGTCACTACGACTAAGCTTAAACCGTTCGGATACGAGTTAAATGCAAACCCGGTGCAACCGCCACCCCCGGCCCTTCCGATCGAAGCAGAAGTGTCTGCTCCCGGAGTAGTCTACGAGGTCAAGTATGTAAATACATACCATTCTCTGTTAGTTAAGACATCGGCAGAACTCAAGTTTCCTTCTAACACCCCCAAATACAAGGAGCTAGAAAAAATTTACTCAAGAACGATGTATAAGTTACCGAATATTCTAAACTCTTTTACGGTTCACACTGTTCGGGCGATAGCTTTCTCTACGGAACCCCCAGATTACTCTGAAGCGATAGACTTCATGGGGGTGCCGGACGTTACGGAGACTTCGGACGGACCTTATCAAATAACGACTCGCCGTTTTATTACAAAAGAGCCAAAGGAGGTCACAGATTTGTTTTCAGGCGGTCGAAAAATTCCTACACCGTCGGAAGACGGGACCGTAGCGGTATTGGGGGCTAAGTGGTGGTATGTCCCCGGAAGAGGCGTAGAAACATTTGCTATGGCTAGGGAATTTCAAATGCCTAGGACGCTCCAAGGAGGAGCAACAGTTGTTGCCACAAGTCTTCCTGCTGGCTTTGTTAAGCATCAGTCTCTCGGGGTCGGAGATTCTACTTTATCCGGCGACTACTTGATTGATGTGTCCACCAAGGAGGTTAACCTCGGTCTTTTCGAGGTTTCTGCATCTACTTTAACTATTTAAGCAATGGTGCGCTGCATACCCAAAAAGCTATGGAATCATATAACGAACGACTTCAAAAAAAGATACAAGAAGGTAGGCAGTATGACTTCCAGCAGAAGTCATACGGCATTACCCCTACCCGAACCTTGGACGATCCTGTGCTTCGTCGCCGACAACAGACCCTTGATCCGAAACGTAGGAGACCCAGTGAGAATGGGGCTAGGCAAAACGTCGCTTGGGACGTGGTAGTAGCAAACGCTGATGCAGGGACATACACTCTTTTCTACCCTATAGCGATTTACTCGCGGGAAGATGTCACGGATGAAGTAACAATCACTAATGACACGTTTTCTCTAAGTGCTGGAGATCTTATCGTAGCGGTTATGCAGGGGACTATAGATACCTTTATGGCTAACCCTACGATCACCATTCAAAAACTAAGCACATGGCCGGGGTTTCCTTCAGCTTATAAGTTTGGGGGTGCCCCTAATTACGCTTGGGAAGCATCGCGAATTCCTATTCACAAGATAGAGGGGTCAGGAAGTAATCTATTCGCAACAAAACTAATAGGGCCTTGCCCGACTCTGGCGTTCACGCTTGCCGCAGTCCCGGCTCAATCAAGAACCCGCGTTGTTCCTACCCTGATATGATCGCTCCATTTTACGATAAATATCGCATGGCGTGGCCGTTTGGCACTTATTTTGATTCTTCAGATATTAATACAAGCGAAGATTTTCCGGTGTGGCACGTTGCTGGCGATTGGAAAACGCCCCCTAGTAAAGTTTGCGATCTGCTGACAGCCAAAGAGTTTACGTTTTCTTTTGGGTTTAGTGCTGCCGCTTTTAACGAGGAGTTTACCGAAGATTTCCCACAAGATGTGAGCTATTCGGCCAATTGCGAATCAGGAACTTGGAAGTATTACGATACACGAACTGAAATCGAAACGTTTAATCTTAACTATAAATGGGACACGCAAGTAAAGCTCTTTCAAAGAGAAACTGACCCAGATGAAGATTCTCCATATTTCGCTCCGTACGGAATTTCGGGACTTAGGTATTTCTCGATATTTGAATTTACCGAATTTACAGGCCATTGGAGCATTGATATTACAATGATCGCGCCGATTCCGGCTCCAGCAAAAGACCAAGATGGTAAATACGTTTGGGGCATCAATTATTTTCCTTCAATATTAAGCTTTGTGCAAATCATAAGACATGACTTCTCGGACCCCGCGTATCCAGTTTTACGACCATACTACCTGTTTGATGTCGGTTCGTCATATTTAGGAGTCAACGACAGGGGTGGCCAAGGCCAAGGCAGCGGCGGGTGCTTCCCGGTCGCGTCCGTATCAATCGCGACTCACTTCCCGGACTGACCCAAATATTCTCCTAGAAAAAGCGGGCCGTGTATGATAAGCTCTGAAAAGCTATGGCATCTACGGTGAGCTACTTGGAGCGGACACTCCAGAAATATGTTCGGCCCGACGAGGACTTCCTCTGCGTCTTGAACATGGCGCTCCCGAGGTTGTATTCTCTCGGCTACTGGAAAGACCTAATCATCCAAGAAGTCCAGTCCACCAATTACCCGTATTTCACGCTCCCACGGAGCGCCGAGTCCGTGATCGCCATTTCGGTTGACGATGTCCCGACCCAGTTGCGGTCCTTGTGGCATGATTTCCGTATCGCCGGACCGATGCCGGGAGGGCCACCCCACATCTTCGGGGCCGTCGATGACGGTCTTCACGCTACCGTGGTGGACTTGGACCCGATCAACAATTACGGTCTGAGGGTCCGCCCCGTAGCCCCTTACGCTAACCTCCCTACCGAAGGGCGGGTAGATATCGAGGTAGTGACCGACTCGACTGTCGCGGCTAACAAGATCAGGTATCTCGTCTTCCCGCTGGACGGTTCCGCGTCAAAGCAGGTTCTCGCGCCCGGAACTGGAAATTATATTACTGAGATTCGGTCGATCAGTTTCGTAGACGTTCCCCGCGAGGTCGAGGTAGTCGTCGAACCCGCGAATACCGCGCTCCAGACCCTGACGGTCGGTTCGGGACGAGGGACAGAAGTTGCCCGGTATCGGCGTTTTAGGATTAACAACGAGACCTCCCAATACCGGACCGTATTCATGCTCCTCAAGCGTCGCTTCGAGGTTCTCATGAACCAAGACGACATCATTTACCTCGATAATATCAACGCGCTGAAGCACTCTATCCTCGGAACGATCGCAGAGGATAACGCGGATATCGAGAGAGCTAACTACCACTGGGGCGTGTGTAACCTTCTTCTGGATCAGGAGAAGGACGCGCACCGTGGGATGGTCAGACCAACCCTAAAGATGGACCCGACCGGGCAGTCCGGTTACCGCGTTCCGAACCTTTTCTGATGGACCACGTTACCGCAACTAGTGCCTCTGTCGGTGTATCCGCTTCGGCGATAGCCGTTATTACGTCGTTCCAACAAGAGATCGAGTGGTGGGTCCGAATTTCGACGAGTGTAATCGGTCTCATGATCGCGATCGTTTCGCTGTATATCATGGTCCGTAAAGCCTTTTTCATTAAACCAGATACCGAAGATGAAAAGTAAGAGCAAGAAGCAGGTCGCTTACCTCCTCTCGAAAGTGAGTCCGCTGTCCGAAAAGCAGCAGGGCAAGCTGAAACGCGAACTCCACAAAGGCTTAGTTAAGGTCAAAAAAGATTCAAAATGAGCTTCTCAAACGTAGGTCTAGTCTGGTCCCCGCTGACGTTCGCTGAATATCTTCGAGGGAAAAAGCCTCCTCTCTGGGCCACTTCGGTGACGCTCCACCACACGGCTGCGCCTTCTCTCGCGCAACGCCCTGACGGTTTTACGGCACAGCATATTCGGAACATCCAGTCCTACTACCAGCAAAAGCTCGGGTGGACCAAGGGTCCGCACTTCTTCACTGACGATGATCAGATCTGGGGGATGACTCCTCCGACTACCCAAGGGATTCACGCGAAGTCCTTCAATAGCGCCTCTATCGGGATCGAGGTTCTCGGTAACTACGATTCCGAAGACCCGAACTCGGGTCGAGGGAAACTCTGCTGGGAGACGACCGCTGTCGCTACTAAGATCCTCCTCGACTGGCTCGGGGTCTCCGCTAATTCCCGGACGGTCCTCTTTCACCGGGACGACCCGAAGACGACCAAGACATGCCCCGGCACTAAGGTAACGAAAGAAGCGTTTATAGCGTTAGTGAACGGTTCGCATATCGACCCAGAAGTCTTGTCTGTCGGACCCGTTGAGACCGGGGTTGACCCGGTAGATATGGTCGAGGTTGTCCCGTATCTTGCGACCCGACTCTCGAAGACCTACTCGCAGATCAGTTCTGTCGTATCGAAAGAGGGTAAGCAGTTTATGGTCTTCGGCAAGTGGGTCGAAGGAGCCTACTACGACAAGGTCAAGAAATCGACCTTGGCCCCGAAAGCGGAACTCGACGCTTCTTTCGCGCCTCTCTGATCGGCCCGGTCACTTCCGGCTCCGGTTCAGGCTCTGGTGGATCACCCGTAGGTTGTCGCGGCGGTTACTCAGGGGTCCGTTCTTGGACTTGTTGATGTGGTCAACGTCGTTGTCGTCGCCCTTGGCAACCCGGCCTTCTTTCTCCATCATTTTCCGAGCAGCGTTTCGGAGCGCCCTACGCCGCTTCTGGTCTGGCTTTGCGTGATAACTGTCGTATTCTTTCTTGTAATCGCGGGGTCCGTTGCTCATGCCCAACTGTAAAATATGTTCCGCTACTTTCAACCCTAACGATCTGTATAAGGGTTTTGGTCCTAAGCGGTCCCTTTACTGCTCGGATAAGTGTATGCTCGTCGCGAGAGCGAGATCGTGGAAGTCTGACGCTGCGAAACTGAACGGGAACTGGGAACGATACTTCAGGAGGATCATCCAGAAAAAGAAGGTTCTCCACAAGGCTATCGTCTCGGTTACCGCCGAGGAGCTTATCGGCCTTTACGAGAAGCAAGGAAAGAGGTGCGCTTTAACGGGGCGCGAACTCCAGTGCCGGGTTCTGCCCGGAGTCCCGTCCCCCGAAAACGCATCGTTAGACCGAATCGTCGCGGGCGGTCCTTACTCGGTGACGAATATCCAACTCGTCTGCCGGGACGTGAACGGTTTCAGGGGCGACACGCCGCTGAAGAACTTCATCCACGTCTGTGCCTTAGTCACGGCACACGCGGCTAAGAAGAACGCCTGACCCCGAGGATCTTGCCTTCGTAGGCACTGAGCGGGGTCTTCTTGACCGGGGAACTCTTGGTGGACCGATGAACGCAGACGCCATTGCCAACGTAGATCAGGATATGCCCTTTCGACCCTGAACGTGAACCCCGCCAGCAAACCACGATATCTCCTTTGCGGATTAATGATACGCTGACGGGCTTGCCCCAATTCAGCCAACTCCGAGCCATGTTCGGGTTCGCGGGGACCGTCCCTCCGACTTCTTTGACAACGTCCGCAACGAACGCCGCGCACATCGCTGACGCGCCGGGGCGGAAAGAATCCCCAACGCGGGTCTCGGCTTCTTTAGCGATACCCGCGTTGAGGACAGAACTGATGAAGAATAGACAGGCCAAGTTCATTACTGAACTGTCCCGACAATATTCTCGATGTCGAACCTTTTTTCCAGAGAGATAACCCAGAGCTTACCACCCCCGGTTCCGTTAGAACGGACAGGCCGGATGTTCTTGTTCGCGAGAGACGCTTCTTCCATCGAATACATCCCTCGACGAACGAACTCAAGGTTATTGGAACTCCCGACCGAACGACCGTCGTTGAATTGGTGAAGTTGCGCTTGGAAGTCGGTGAGCGTCCCTTCCCAGACCGTCTGGTTCTGGTTGAACAATCGGCACTTCTTGGCGAAGAAATCAACGAGTTCAGCGATCGCGCTACGGCTAGAATTGTCGTAGGCCGCGCTCGCGATATCGATGTCGATGAAGGACTCGACCCCGAACCTCGAAGACTGCATGATCCCCGTAGGCGGAACCCAGTCGAGGAGCCACCGACCGAGATACGGGAGTTCCTTCTTGATCGTTGACTCCAAGGTGATGTTCGAGGGGAACGAGGTCGTAGACTTGTCGGTGATCCGAAGAGCGAGCAGCTTGTCCCGGTTCGACGAGTCGAGCGACGGCAAGACCGAGAGGCTGTTCGCGTCCATGTTGAGGGAGATAACGACCCGTCCGGTCCACGGCAAACTCACCGCGTCCGCATACTTCGCGTGATATTCGATCTTCGGGTTCGCGACGGCCCTCTTGATAAGCTCGGTCGCTTTGCGTTGGTCTTGGAACGAAGCGGCAGACGTAGCGTCGTCGATCAACCAAGTAGGAGAACCCGCGAGTTCCTTGTTGAACGCGGTCCGACCAGCGAGGTAATCGGAAGCGTCCGCGTGACCACCAGCGAGTCCGGCGATAACGTGGTTTGAAAGAAGAGACTTACCGCGCCCGGTAGGCCCGACCAAGAGGAGAGCCTGACCCTGAGCCGGACTCCGGTCCAAGATCGCTTCGTAAAACCGCTTGAGCCACGCATACAGATACTCGGGTGCCGTGAACTTGGTCGGGGTCGCCGCGAAGAGTTGGTCGATCCAGTTGTGGATGAAAGGCCAGTTGAGCGGGTCGCCGTCGTCCGCAGGTTGGATAGGGTTGACGACCGCGTTGTTCAGAATCCTGTGCCCATTGTAGCTGACGACACGTTCGCGACTGAATACCACCGGGGCGATCTCGTCCACTCGGTTGTTGTTCGAGATATGGAGGATCGCGGTTTCGACTTCAGACAACGCTTGGTTCTTCTTAACTTTGACCGAGTATCCGGCCTGACGAAGTTCGAGGATCAGTTGGTCCTTGCCGATAGCGACCGCAGCACCGTAGAGGAGCTTGAAGAAGGACTTCCCGTTGAACCAGTAAGTGTCGGAGAGGCCCCCGAACTTCTTCTGCTCGTAAGCCTTGACGAACTTACCGCCGAAGATTTCGCGCCAAGAGACAAAGCCTTTTCCGGCTCGGTCCGAGTAGCAGACCATACCGTCTTCGACGACCTGACAACCGTGACGGTCGATCCCGTCGTCGATCCAGAAGAGGGGGCCTCTGGCTCCGACCGTGAACTCACCGACCCACCGACCGGGGAACTGCTCTTCGACTTCGCGAGCGACATCCACGATCGGGATCGTCGTGTCTTCGGTCTGTGGCGGTTTCTTCCCGACAGCTTTGAAGAGCGCGGTCTGCACGATATCGGCATCGAGCGTATCACCGACCATGACCCAGTCTTCGCCGACCTCGAAATACTGACCCGAGTTAAGGGAGGTCCGGTCGAACCCGCTCAGAACCCGAGTCACCTTGAGAGCCGCGCTGATCTCGAACATGAAAGCGTCGAAGACAGACGGGTCGATCGTGAGCGGTTCTTCAAAGACCCAGATAAGCCGAGCGTATCCGCTGAAAGTCTTCGTCCGCCAAGTCGGCTTGACCACGCAGACCGATTCGAGCAGAGCGTCGATGACTGACCAATCGACCGGGGCATCGTAATCGGCAACGATACCCGAGACCTTACGGACCGGGTTAGAAGACGAGACCCGTAGACCGGGGGTGTCTCCTTCGTTGAACGAGTAGAAGCAGTGGTCGGTCGAAGGTTCCGCGCACCAGTCACGGTAAGCGGCCTTGTTCGGGAACGACGGGCGTTGATAGGACGGTGGGAACGGGCCAGCGAACTCATGCGCGGACCTGTCTTTTAGGTTTTTTAGGTATCTCATTTTTCGTATCGGTTCAAAATTTTGGCCTCGGACTTGACCGGGATGCTGATCCAGTCAGGGGGCGTGAGCATGATCTTCTCGACCGCTCGTTTCGACTCTTCGGCAGTATCCGCGTCCACTTCAAGGATAACTTCATCGTGGACGTGGAATAGGATGCGGAACCCGGCCTTCTCGATCCTGAGCATCATGTCCGCGAGGATGTCTCGGGCCAGTGCTTGGGAGAGGTTCTGGGCGAGGATTCCGCCCCACAACTTCATGAGTTGCTTCTGGCTGTTCCGGTAGATCTTACAGAAGAGACCGACCCCGTATTCACTGTCGGCCATGAAAGGAACCCCGTAGTCGAGCGTTCTACCCGAAGGAAGCGCCAACCTGAGAGGCTCGCCGTTATTTGCTGCCCTCTTCCCAACGATGTCCAAGAACTTCCAGTAGTCCACGATCCTCTTCATGGTCGTGCGGTATCTGGCGACCGCTTGTTGGGCCTCTTGAAAGTCCATCCCAGCCATCGTCGCGAACTTCGCTGCTCCGGTCCCGTAACCACAACCGAGCGTCATCGTCTTCGCAAGGTGCCTAAGCTTAGGGCTACCTTCGCGGATAGGCCCGTCCGCGTCGTTCCAGATACCGAACTTAACCGCGAACGAATGGTAGATATCGTCTGTGTTCGCGATCATCTCAAGCATCTGCTTGTCGTTAGCCAACCAGCAGAGGGTCCGAACCTCGATCTGAGAAAGGTCAGCTACGAGAAGCTTTTTACCTTCTGGTGCCTTGATCAGCTTGCGGACATCGACTCCGAACATCTCGCCTTGCGCGAGGTTCTGTAAGTTGAGGTTGCCCCCGGACCCGCTAAACCGCCCGGTCTGTTGCGCCCCGAAATACGAGATCGCACCGTAGTAGCGACCGTCAGACATCGTCGCGAGGTCGAAGGATTCGAGCTTCTTTTGGAGCGCGTTGACCCTTCGCCATTCCCGGACCGCTGAGATCCAGAGGTGCTCGGGACAGTGCTTCTCGATCCACTTGTTCGCTTCCTCGTCAGTGAGCGCGAGGCTTTTCGGGGGCGTGAGTCCTTGTTTGCGACACTCTTCATTGAACGCGGACCGGGACAGAGGGCACGAATCCCCGATCCACGGGATCGCTTTTTCTGCTTCAAAGAGCCTGACCGAGAGACTCTCAAGGCTTTCTTTGAGGAGCTTTTGATCTACCGGGATACCTCCTTGGAGAGCTTCCCGGTTTACCCTCGACACTTCGCGTTCATGCTCGGGCCATTTCGGGGACAGATTGTCCCAGAGCGCGAGGCAGAGTTCGGAGTCTTTCGCGGCGTAGTCGGTCACTTCTTGCCTGAACGCCGGGGTCATGTCTTCCCATCGTTTCCCCGACATCGAGTCTCGGGTCTCCTTGGATATCTCAATCCCGAGCGCAACGCTCGCGGCTCCCTTGAGCGAACGCGGGATTCCGCAGAACGAAGCGAGGTCAGCGGTGCAGTGCCATTTTTCCGGCTTGCAGTCCGGCCACCAATTCTTCTCGACCCCGAACTTGAACAAGGACTCGTCGAACGATGCGTTGTGGCTCAGGACCGTATGTCCGTTGAGCATCTCCCAGTTAAAGGAACGGGGGTCTCCGACATAGACGAAACCGTCGTTGCCTACGACCGAGACGAGGTAGGCCGAGAACTGAGGGTGGTTAAAATAACCTCTCGGTCCGTATTTTTTGATCGAGACTTCTTTGTCGTAGTAGGTCTCGAAGTCCACTGCATAAATTGTGCTCATAGATGGGTATGAATCTGCTGTTTATAAATAGGCATGAAAAACCCCCGTTTGCCCGCCCGCTTTTGGGCGGGACCACCTTCGCTCTGCTTTTACGAAGGGAGCGGACGGGCAAATTCGGGGGCTACTTCAGAGCGGGAGGAGGTCGGACCGAAGCATTTCGAGACTTAACTCGATAGCTTCGATAAACGCTTCCATCTTCGCTGCTTCTGCGTTGGCTTTGTCAGCCATATCTGTCATCTCCTGCTTGAGGAGCGTGACGGATTCGAGGTGCTCGACGAGGAGCTTGATTTTTTCGTCTGCGGTCATATCAGAACTGAGCGAGGAACGACATGATTTCTTCCGAGACGGACTCGTCGGTCGCTTTGAGCGACGGTGCCCACCAACTGTATTTGCCCTTCGAGATGATCCCGACCGAGAGGTTCCACTGCTTCGCGTAGAACGGGGTGGTCGGGTTCAAACCTTGGAACGTCGCGAGACGCTTAAACGTCTGGCGGTATGCGTCTTTAGCGACGTTGAGCTTGCCGATCGCCCACTGCTTCCCAGCGATAGGGAACTGGTAGACCGAGTGGTCAGGCTCTTCGCCACCGACAGGGGGGATCATGAAGATGATCTCCGCGAACTCGATGATCGGGTAGGTCGTCTTCGCCGACAAGGCCGCGAGTTCCTCAGGGGACTTCGCGATCTGCGGGATCACGTCTTCATCAAACGGGGTGTCCTCGCGCCACATCTTGTCGGCCTTGACCACAACGACGTTGATTCCGGCGTTGGGCTGGAGGATGACGTGCGTCTTGTCGAGGACGAGAGACCCGGTAGGAGCCTCAAAAGCCGATGTTTTTTGGGCGATGTTGAGACGAGGGATGTCGATGTCGGACATATCGAACTGGAGGCCGTGGACCTGACGGGCAGGTTGGACTTCGGTGATGTCCGCACCCGCGCCTTTGGCTGCGAGTTCGACTTCTTCTTTCACTTCTTCAGGCATTTGAGCGTTCATTTTACTTGTTTCTTGTTACTGGGTTCTGGTTTCTTATTAGGTCACGAAAGCGTGTATCGCGTTTCGGATTTTTGGAGGATACCTTCTTCTTCGACGGCATCAACAAAAAAACGCTGCATTTCGGATTTTTTTCCTTTCGGGGCCTTATCCCCGACAAGTTTTCCGAGTCTACCGAGCGGGATCATCGCGATATCAAGGGCTTCTTCGGGTGAGACCCCGAACCCGACCGCGATGTCCAAGAGCTTCCCGGTATCGGTGACCGAGCTTGTAGCCCCGAGCGATTTGAGCCTGAGGGTCGGGAACTCGACTCCTTCCTTAGCCATATCGACCGCTCGCTTCTTGTGTCGCTCGGCCCAAGCCGCGACGATCTTAGCGATATTGTAGAGGGCCTCGACCGTCGCTGGGTCATCGACCGTGTCGAGGTCCACGTCAGGAATCCTCGGGTCGAGCTTCTTCGCGACTTCGAGAACCACAAAGCCGAGCGCGGGGCACTTGTCCTCGAATCGACAGAACCGACAGTTCTGGTTCGGGTCGAGGTCGTCGATAGAGACTGATCCGGTAGCCCATTTCGGGCGGGTCGTTGACGCTCTTCGGATCACTCCGGTAAGCTTTGCCCTGATCTCTGGAACTTCGTCTCGGGTAAACGTGTGGGACGGGGACGCGCTGTATTGTGGGATGTAGAAAACAAAAGTCACCTTCTCGATCTCGGGCCACTTCTGGAAGACCCCGAGCGTGTAAGCGAGAGCCTGATAATTCTCGTCTGGGTGATCAATCTGTGATACCCCGGTTTTGTAGTCGGCGAGCAGCGCGGTGTTGTTGTCGTAGATGGTGAGCCTGTCGCAGGTTCCCCAAGTCTCGAACCCGTCGTCGAGACTGATATCGAGCTGAACTTCGTGTAAGTCTTGTATTCTATTCATTCTTTAGGTTTAGGATTTCTTTTTCAGTTTTCGTTCGTCAGATACCAGACGGTGCCTTTCCGGCAATTGTCAAATTTAACGCGGTGAAGTCTTCGGGAATCGCGGTTCATGACCAGAGATTCTTTAATCCCGATCATCGTCTTCGAGACGTTAGTGGTCTTGGTCCAGTTAAGTTCCTTGGTGATCTCAGAGATATGCCTCCGTTTCCCGTCAGCCAGAACCGACAAGATCCGGTCCCTGATGTCTGCGCGTTTTCCGTATCGTAGCGGCTTTTCCGATTTCATGTATCGTGCGTTTGCTTTTTTACAGCCTCCTACTACCTTTTGTTTATGCCAGACCCGCAACCAAGTAACCCGTCACCTCAAGCAGATAAGAAATATATGCCTTTTGCCGAATCGGTGGAGAAGCGGTTGTCCACCCCCGCCAAGAAAGATTATGGTGCCCGACCAGACGGTTCAAAAAAAAGTAAGGGGTGGGTGGGTGAGATTTATTTGGAAAATGGGGATGTCGCAACGGAATTTTCTACTCAATCAGATGCCGTAAAGGTTAACGGGAAGCGGATTGATTTTCCTACTCTTGTCCCGACGCTCACGCCGGAAGAGTTGGATGCTATGAAGAAAGTCATCGCTACAAACGGGGCTATTCCAGAAGGCATTATGCAGAAAGCAATCCAACATGCCCGGAAGCGGTTGTCGGAAAACAAATCGGTTTTTGCAGAGGATTAGTAAGCCTTGGGGTGATCAGTAATCGCGACCATTAATAATCGTGATCATTTCGCCGGGACCAACGTCCATGACCGCGACGGGTTCGGTGTCACGTTGCGCGTTGTAAAGTTCCCGAGCCTTGTCCATAGCCTCTTGCCTCTGCGCTTCTTGGTAGTCGCGTTGGGCATTGACCCCGGCATCGAAGGCGCGTGCGAAAAGCTCGCGTATCGGCACATAAGGATTCCACTCATCCATTCTCGCTGCGTTGCTCTCTTCTCTTCGGTTATCGATGATGTTCATTTGTTATTTATACTTGTTTGGTTTGTTCTGTCATTTAGTCTTCTGGTTTGGGAAGATAGCGCGGAGGAGTAGAGGTTCGAGGCGGCTCGCGATCCTCTCGTCTTCGGTATCCGCTATGTGGTCGGGGGCACACTGCTGCGCCCAACGTAGGTCTTGGACGAGGAGGTGCGCTGCTTCATGGACAGCCGTAGAGACCAAGACCTTATCGCGCTCCATCATCTGTGCGTTAAACTTAACGTGGGCGGTGCAGTCTACCGAGTTCCGATGGATGCTCGCGTAAGCAGCCATTGAATTATCCAACTCAAATGAGGTTCTGAAATGGATTAGCCCGAGGGCCTCCTGCGATTTCTTGAAAGCGTCGATGAATATCTGGTCAGCCGTTTTCATGGTTAGTCGTAATTCGTCATGCCCTGCGAGTAATCTCAGATTACTCGCTTTATTCGCCGACTTTGGCGATTATGGATTAAAGGTAGCGTCGATCATAGCGACCCCGGTGAGGATCGCGAAGAGGACAAGGAGTGCCAAGTCGGTCATGCTTCAAATTGTTTGAGGAATTCTTCTTCGAGTTCGACCGTCTTCTCGTAAAGCTCGACCTCTTCTTGGTCGTGCAGCGCACTGGGGTCTCGGACCTCAAGGGCCTCATGGATTCTGGTCCCCTTCTCAGCGGCCTCGCTGGTCCCTTCTTTCCCGTGGAACCCCGCGCAAGCGGAAAGGTATTTGAGGGCAGAAGGTGAGAACTCAGCGTGTCCTCGGTCAGCGTGATTGATCGTTTTAATTTTGGTCATCTTCGTGTCGATTAATGATTTGCCATTCGGTTCCGTGTCTCGGAGAAACGCCGAGCTTCACTTTTTTAAGTTTCCACTTATCCGAGCGGACCGCAAGACTTTTTTCGATGTCCCCGAGAGTTTTTGTGATGCTCGTCGAACTTTTCCAGTCGAGAGCCTTAGATATCGCTACCGAGCTTCTCGGAACCCCGTCAGACAAAAGCTCGATGATCCGGTCCCTGATCGGAGACCGCATCCCCCGAGTAAGTCCTTCGGTAGAGGGCGGGGCTACCCCGTGCTTCTTCGCGTAGTAGTATTCGCGGACCTTGATCCGGTGAGTTTCGGCGCAAGGGGCACACCTGACTTTGTCGTTAGCCGTTTCGGCCTTACATTGGATACACTTCATTAGTTTAGGGATTCGGGTGAGAATTCTGGGGTGGTCGGGATCAAAGAAATGATATGGTCCGGTTTCGGATCGAGCGCGTCGAGCATCATCTGGACGGCCCGGTAAATCGCGATAGTGAAGAGGAGGTGTTCGACTCTGGTCCCTTTCCTCCCAGCGACCGCTCGGACGAGACCGTAGAGTTCTGCTTCGATCTGTGGGTAAACGTCGAAGAAGGTCGAAACTGACCGCACGTCCGCGTTCGGGTCTACCGAAGCGATAAGCCCGATCAGGAGCTTGTTGTTTTCGTTCTTAAGGTCCGGTATCATTTTGAGTGTAGTGTTCTTAGGTTTTCTAGTTTCTTGTTGATCGCTGCCATCACGTCTTCTTCGATCGTGTCAGCCGCGATGAGGATTCTCTGGAGCGCGTCAGACTTCGCCCCGTTCCGGTGAATCCGGCCTAGGCACTGCGCGTATTCTTTCGCGTTGAAAGAAGGGGATATCAGGGTGACTCGGGGTCTTTGACCGAGCGTGTCGTGGAGGGAGATCCCGGTTCCGCCCGCTGCCGTGTTGACGACGAGGGCCGTCTCCTTATCTGATTGGAAGTCATCGATGATACGCTGCCGGGTCTCGGCTGACTGACCTCCTTCGATACGGGGGCAACCGAGCATCTCCGAAGCGGCAGCGACGTTGTCCCTGAAGTTGAGGAACAAGACGCAACTCATTCCGTTCTGTCGGTGCTCATGGGCCTGTTCGACCATGTAAGCGACCTTGTATCCTTCGACGACCTGCCGTGCTCGGAGGATCTTGACGATGATCGCGTCGTCCGCAGACGTGTTGTTCCCTTTCTCGATAAGGTCATTTATGATGTCTGGGGTAAGACCAGCGTGGTCATACTCGCTTTTGATCTTCATGATATTGTCAAACCAAGTCGGTTCGACGAAGACGCGGTTCTCGCGGAACGAGTCAGGGAAGTCCGAAACGGTCAGCTTATGGCCCCCACCCCCTACCGTGTAGATTTGGGACCGGAGCGTTTCGAGGCATGACCTCTTCTTGCCGAAAGTCCACTGACCCCACTGGTCCTTCGCGCAACCGTAACGGGTCATCCACTTGAACCAGTTAGGTTTCCCGTTCTCGTCCTTGTTCAGCCCGTGGAGTCCAAGCAGGTAACCTAAGGCCCGCATCTCGGTCGGGTCTTCGGCAGCGGTCGCGGACATCGCGTGGACCTTGAAACCCTGCTGGACTAACGAGATAATCATCTGTGCGTTTTGGGTCCACGGGTTCTTCGCCATATGCACTTCGTCCACCATGACTAGGGTTCCGGGACTCAGGTTCCACGTCATGATCTTCTTGCCCTTCTTCGACAAGAACTTGTTGTTGCCTGTCCGCAACTTCTCGTAGTTCAAGATGAAATCGCAGGATACCCCGTGACCGTTCATCTCGCGCTGCCAAGACGGGATGACCGCTTTCGGGCAAATGACCGCTACCGGGCCACCCCATTTCTGGGCGAGATGAACCGCTACGATCGTCTTCCCGGTCCCCACGTCAGACGTGTCTAGGGTATGCCGACCAGCCTTCTGCTCGGACGCAAAAAACTCAAAGGCTTCTTGCTGTTTAGGGTAGAGGGTCTTCATGCTTCGGGTTCCGAAAGACCGATCTCCTTCATGATCTCTTCGATGGTAAGCTCGTAGCGCAACTCTTCGATAAGCATCTTGATGATGCCGACCGTGAACGCGCAGTCGCACTGTCGGTCATCGATCGCTTTGATCAGGGCGCGTGAGTCAGCGCGGTCCAGTCCTTCGACGAACGCTTCAGGCTCGATATTAATTCTGAGGGTAGTCATTGTTATAGTTCGCGGCGAAATTGCCGTTCACGAACTTATAACAGACTTCAGAAAGATGCAAGAAGAAAATCAAAAAAGATTACACGTCCCGCTCTATTTGTAGAGCGTAAAAGGCGATGAGGTAAGCGTCCACGATCCCGTCGTGCGAAACCTTAGACCTACTGGACTTCAAGAACTTTACCCCCGATAATTCTTCCGCTACCTTCGCGGCGACCACCTTGGTCTGCCCCTTCTGGGCACCGGGGATCATCTTCTTTTGCCAGTCCCTGACCTCGACATCGAGGACTTCCCAGCCCTTGACTTCGCATAAGCCGTAAAGCTTACCGAAACTTATCGCCATCGACCGGACCGCTTGGGAACTCTTCGCGTGACGCAGGGGTTCCTCGATCACGATACGGGGTTCGGTGTGGAGGTCCGAGATCCAGTTACGGACCCCGACCGTGTCGATCTCTGTCTTCCCTTTACGCTCGTAGGTCGGCATCACCGTGTAGCTAATGACCGCACCGTTGAACGCGGATATCGCGCAGAGGCCCCCGTTGATCCCGTTATCGATCCCGATAAGCATCGATCACTTAATTAAAGATATCGAACTCGTCGTAGTGTTCATCGATCAGGGCGTCGAGGTCAGCGAGATTGGAGATCATATTGTTCTCCAGCTTCTGGATCTCGCGGTCCAGATACCACCGGGCCTTCTTGAGGTCTTCCAAGGTCCGGCCCTTGTGCTCGGCCCGCATGACGTATTTGATCACGTTCCCGAGACAGAAGTTCATGTGCTCGGTGATCTCGATCGTCTCGATCCCAGAAGGGTGAGACGTATAATGAGCCGGGTGATACACTGCGTCGTGCGCGGGCATTTCGTAGGATGTATTAGTCTTGGTCGTCATGGTCTTCTTCGTTGTTATCGCCGAATGTTTCAGCTTCCACGTCGATGATATCGTCGTGGTTATCCTCGGATGTCTCGATCATCTTTGCGGAAGAGGACTTCGACGATACCCTCTTCGCTTTGATAAGAACGCCACCCGGCGTAAGTGCCGTGTGAGGGTTGTTAAGGATCGAGATGTCGATCGTTGTGCCTCCGCCTGAACCTCCTCGTTTCGGGTCCATGTCCGCGTTCCGCCGGATGATCTGGTCGAGGACTTCGGCTTCCTTGATCGTCCGTGGAGGAGGCATACTCATGAGGCCGTCCCTCATCTTCTTCATGCCCATGTTCACCATGAAGTTCTTGTAGGCGAGCTTCGGATCGTCGTGGGCTTCTGAGACCCCAGCGATCTGTTCGTCTTCCGCGAGACGAGCGTCGTGCTTGGCGATCTTGAGCGTGTCCTCGACGGTCCCCGGAAGATCCTCGTTCTTGTAGATCGGAACGACCTCGTCAGCGGCCTGAGCGAGAAGCCCCTTCTTCTCTTTCGACTTCTTTGAATAAGGGTTACCCGCTAACCCGACTAGCCCCATAGGTTTGAGCCAACGCCGAACGGTAGCCGCGTGGACGCCGAGTTCGTTCGCGATGTCAGATGTCAACCACCCGGCCTCGCTATACTTCTTAGCGCGTTCTTGGAGGATCGATTTTCTGGTCTTGTTCGAGGGCATCGTCCTCTTATTTTAGTATTGCCTTTGTTATTTTACAAGGCGCTTTTAATCGGCTACGTTAAAAAAATGAAGAAATCCCTCGAACCTTTCATCGACCCCGTGACCCAGACCATGAACGTAGGGGGTCTCTACATCAAGCCGACCAGTATCGTCACGGCTCTCCTCTACGGTTTTGACCGCCATGTCGGGGCGAAAGAGAAAGAATACTACTTCTGGCGGATCTGCGACGAACTCTGGAACCGCGATGACCTCCCGGCCCCGATGATGGTTCGGCACCCGTGGGCGGACGAGATGATCCGAGAAGCGATCGCGAACGATTTCTTGGCTATCGGTGGTGCCGCGAGTTCCGGCAAGTCACACACGATGGCTGCGTGGGGTATCGTGAACTGGTTGAGCCGACCCGCAGAGACTCTGGTCCTCATGACCTCGACGACTCTCCGTGAATCCCGGAAACGGATCTGGGGTTCGGTCATCTCATTGATGTCGGTCTTGGACGACGCACCGTGCAAGATCCGGGACTCGATCGGGTCTATCGCGTATCTGAACGAGAAAGGGCAATTGTTCGACCGTGCTGGTCTTTCGCTCGTCGCCTCGGATAAATCAAAGGGCGCTACCCAGAACAACAAGCTGCTCGGCTCGAAGCAGAACCGGGTCATCGTTATCGGGGACGAGCTTTCTGAACTTAGCCCCACTATCATCTCGACCGCGTTGTCGAACATGAGCAAGAACCCGAGACTTCAGGTGATCGGGATGTCTAACCCCGGTTCTCGTTTTAATGCTTTCGGGGACTGGTCCGAACCTGCTGACGGCTGGGACTCGGTCGATGTCCGAAACGCGGAACGTTGGACAACGAAGTGGGGCGGGAAGTATATCAGGCTTGACGGCGAGCGTAGCCCGAACATCCTCGCGGGAGAGACCCTCTACGAGTATCTGCCTACCGAAGAAACTCTCAGGCAAGATAAGGAGCGTCTCGGACCCGACTCTCGGGCCTATATGCGGATGGTCCGGGCCGTCTTCTTCGACGAGGAAGAGTCCGAGGGGATCTACACCGAGGCAGAACTCGCGCACTCTGGGGTCATGAAAGAAGCCGAGTGGCAGTCGAGGCC